TGAATCCCGCTGCTATAGGCGCGGCCTGCCCGGTGAGAACCAGGCTGCTCCCCGATAGCTCAGCGGTAGAGCATTCGACTGTTAATCGAATGGCCGTAGGTTCGAATCCTACTCGGGGAGCCACACCTTTCTAGAAAACCTAGCATTTTCGCGCCTTTCAGCATAGTTGTTTTTCTCACCTAAAACCAAGGTGAGATATTCAATCGTTCGCGATGAAGCGATATTCGCTCGCTCGCGCATCCCGGCCCTTCTGCATTTCCCACCGCGCCAGCATCGTCACGGCCTCGTCTGCTAGCCTGATCTGATCCGCGTCGGCGGTGTAAATGGCAAGCGTCTCGTCCTTGTCCTGGCCGGACAGCGCCTTCATCGTCTTGTTCGCGGCCTGAAGGTCGGCAAGGCGGCGCAGGGTGGCTTTCCGCAAGCCATGTCCATTATGGCTCATCAGTCCCGCAGCGACACATGCATCCTTGAACCAGTTGCCGAAGCTCTCCTTCGTGTAGGCCGTGCCTTTACGCGACACGATGAAGCAGAAAGGGCTCGTCTCCTTCGGGTCCATGGCAACGATCGCTTCCAGCAATTGAGGCGCGACCGCGATCCATAATTCCTTGCCGGTCTTTTCCTGCGTGACGGGAAGCCGACCGCCCTTTATCTGAGCGCGTCCCATCTTGTGCACATCACACCGCCGCTGGTCGGTCCAAAGATAAACCTCCATTGCGAGCCGCTGCTTCGTGCCCAACTTCCAATGTTGGCGAAACTGTTGAATGTCGTCCTCGGTCCATGTCCGGAAGCCCCTGCCCTTCTTCTCATCGACCGTGAGCTTCACACGCTCCGAATCGGCGGCGGGATTGTGGTCGATCAGCCCGGCCTTGCGCGACCAGTCGAAAAAGCGGATCAGTTCCTTGCGCAGCTTGATCGCCGCGAACGTGCCGCCCTTGGTCTTGTTGCCTTTGCCGGTCTTGATCCGCTTCTTTTCGATGATCTTATCGATGCTCTCGAATGTGACGCCCCTGATCTGGCGAACGCCACGGTTGCCGCTGATCTCGTCGCCGCGCCGGAAGTCCTCCAGTACAGCCCTGATTTTCGCCTGCGTGACCGCGCTCGGTCCTAGCCGCGTTGGGACGGACATATAGCGGTTCAACGCCTCATCGATTGTGCCCGCCGCCGGTTTCTTTGTTTTCGGCGCTTCAACCGTCACATCGGCGGGGTTCATGAAGCGATGATATTCCAGGCGAAAATCTTCTGTTCCGATCTGCGCTTTGAAATAGCCGCTAGGGAACCCTTTGCGCCGGAAGACGAGCCGCGTCGTGCCGTGCTGGCTCTTGAACGCATAGACGTGCTTCGGAAGGAAGCGGTTCGATTTCTCACGCGCTCTCGCCACTATTCTCGATCCCATTCATCGGATTTGGGGGCCTTGCCCGATTCGCCAATGATGATATCAATTCGCTGGTTCTTCAAATCCATGACGATGCGGGCGCGCTCAATGCCAGCGGACTTAACCGCTTTGGTCGCCCGTTCCATATCGGCCTGACAGATGCGCGCCGGGGCAGTCACCCTCACCCCTCCCCGATGGCTGCTGAGAGCATGGCGGACCATATTTCCTCGACGCTGCAATGCCATTGCGCCTCGCGACCGGCTGTTCTGTTGCCAGCATCCACCATCTCCGGCGTCGGTTCGCGCAGGGCTTTCAGGGCGGCTCGGGCGTCCCGATAGGCCAAGTCCTGCTGGATGGTGATTTCCCATGGAATGCCTGAGCGGCCATCATGAATCGCCCGCGCAACCAGATCCACCATGTCATTCGCCATGATCCGCCTCCTTCATGTCGAATCCATTGAGAATATCGTCGCGCAGGATTTCAAGGACTCGTGCGTCGCGGCGATCAAGCGCCCATCCGGCTAGGCCCTTATCAGCCCGCGCGCGCAATCTGGCAGCTTTCGCATCGATATAGTCGATGATGCTGTCGCGGGTGGTCATCCCAGCCTCACAAAGCCATCGCGGGTTTGAACCCACTGGCCTTCCTTCTTCTCGGTCGGGCGGAAAGCATGTGTCCGCCGCCAGTTTGCCCTATGCCCCTGCGCTGGCAGGGACGGGGCGCGGGTGTGGATGCGGGTCACTGAGAGCGCTCCGCCAAATCTATCCTCGTTTCCAGAATGTCATGATATTCCATCATGGCGCGCTGCTGGTCACGCATCAGTTCCCGCTCGTCGGCTGGCAGTTGCTTGAAGATCGGACTGGCAGAGACGAATTTGCTCAGTTTGATCGTGCGCTCGGCCAGTTGCGCCAATTCTTCTTTCATCCGCTCAATGTGTGGTGCAGTCATAATCCTTACCGGGAAGGTTTTTAGCCTCCCCGGCTCCCTCGTTGGAAATCAGTTACCCTCGCCCTTCCGCTCAGCAGCTTCACGCTTGCGGCGGGCATTGGCTTGCATGAGAGGGGCGATCCGGCGCTGGTGCGCGGCTGCGAGTTCGGCGCGGGCTTCGTCTCGCTGTTGCTTGAACCGGCCTGCCAACTGATCGAGCGCGCGGATCTCCTGATGGAGGCCCTTAACCATCGCGTCGTGCTTCTTCTTCGTGATAAACATGGGTTCTCTCCCTGCTATGCTGCGGGCTGGCGGAAATGCTGATCCAGCAGCCGTTTCGACCGTGCCGTCCTGCATTCGCGGATGATCTGCTTTGCTTGTTCAGTCGTCATGTCCTGACGCTGGCGCAGGCGGCGAATGTCGCGGGCCTCGGCATCGGTGAATTCGCGATTGACCACCCTGCCCCGTGTCATGATCTGACCTAGGAAGGCGCGGCGCTCCGGCGTCATCTGCGCTTTCTTCGCGCAGGATCGGCACAGCGGGCGGTGCTTTCGATAGCCGGGCTGGCGATGGGGACATGGCGGTTGCATCAGTTCGCCTCCGCCTTCATCTCGGCAATCACCTCGCCAGCGTGAGCGCGCAGTACGTCGGCATCTGCCTCGGTCATATTCTCGACCAGAGCCAGCACCTTGGCGTTCACGTCCGCGATGATCTCGCAGGCGTTTACTTCGGCAATGGCGGCGTCGAGGCTGATGTTGTTCGCCCCGCCGGTTTGTTCGGCGGCGGGGCCTTCGTTCCAGCCCTCGGTCTGTGCATCGAGGGCGCGAGCGGTTTCCTCGTCTTCGGCGATCTCCCCGGTTTCGGGGTCGTGCGTGATTACCTGCTGCCTGGTCGGATAGGTGACGTTGCGCGCATCGCTCCCGCCGTCCTGCTGGACTGTGCCGATAACCGTGTCCGCTTCATCCTCGGCATAGATGCCAGAAAATCCGAACGCGACGCGAGCGCCCTGGATCAATGCACGGTGCCTCAGCATCCGCTTGGGCGTTTTCTGCCACGCCGGACCAGCGCCCTTGCACTCGTCCATATATTCCGTGACCTTGATCGGGCGGGTGCGGTCGCAGCGGTAGATCACGCTTTCGATAGCGTAAAGATTTCCGCCCTCATCAACGATGTCATTGAATTCGATACCGTCGAATTGGGGATGCTCATTGATGATCCTGATCCAGCCATCAACACTGACAACGGGAATGATGCCGCCGCCCTTGGCCGGGAAAGCAAAGATTTCCTTCAAAAGCGGGTTCAGGCCGTAAGCATTGGACACGATGACCAGCGCAACGAACTCATCGTTGCTGGCACCCTTGAACACCGTGTTCTTGAGCGTCGTGGTGAGCGCGCCGGGGCTGACGTTCAGCCGTGCGGACAGCGCTTCCAGCGCGGACGGGCGAGCCTTCGCCGCTTCGATCTTGGCCACGTTGGCGGCGATGGCCTGCTCTTGCGTCGCGATGGCCCGGCCTCGGGCGGTGGTCTGCATGTTCATGGTTGGTCCTTTCAAAAGGGAATGCAGTCGCATTCATTCCAAATTTCGCCGCAATCGATGCATTTGCGCGGCTCCTGCGTTGCAGCCTTGACGAGCTTTTCATTCAGCTTCCGGGCGCGCTCAGCGGCATGTTCAGCCATTGGCAACGCACCCATCGCGACCAGTTCCTGATCGACCAGAGCCATCGCCCGATCTCGACGCTTTCCGGTGAGAAGGCGAACCTGAGCGTGCAGTCCGCGAAGCTGGAAAATGCGGAAATTGCGCTGGCTGGCCGCCCTCTGCGCGGGTGTCAGCTTATCCCAGCCATCCGGGTTATGAGGGCGACCGCGAAACATCACCGGATCGCCGTCGAGGTTTCAGGGTAGATTTCGCAGCCCTTCATCTCGCGGACACCGCCGCGCACCTGCGCCGCGATCACCTTGTCAAGCGCCTCGACCACCTTGGCGTGCTTGAGGATGCTGTCCGGCAACTGGCGGACGCTCAGGATGCGGTGCTTATAGGTGGTGACGCGGGCGACCTTCGCGCCCATGTCGCCCTGAATGACGGTTCGCTCCGGTTCCGGCACGCTGATCTCGATCAACGGCGCAGCGACTTCCACCTCCTCGGCTTCGACCACGATCTTCGCGGCCTCCCGCGCTTCGGTGGCGGCGCGTTCATCCTCAATAGCCTGCAACCGCAAGCGCTCCTGGCGGGCCTTTTCATCGGCTATGGCCTGCAACCTAAGCCGCTCCTGCCGCGCTTCCTCATCGGCTATGGCCTGCAAGCGGCGGCGTTCAGCTTCTGCTGCGGCTGCGCGCTTGCGCTCGATTTCCGCCTGTTCGTCATCGAACTTCTTAACCTTGGCGCGGGCGGCCGCCTCAGCATCGCTAAGCGGAGCCTTGATCGCATCCGCCTTACCTTTCAATGCGCGCTGGGCATTGAGCAGCGGGCGGTTCAGCTTTTCGCGTTCCGCATCGACCGCCTTGCCCGCCGCGACCATCTGCTTGATGAGGTCGGCGTAGCGCCCAGCAATTTCCGGACTGTCAATATTCGGCGCGCGCCCCGCGCTGGCGATAAGGTCGGCTATGCGGGCGGTCAGCCCTTCGGAAGCCAATGCCTCGGTCAGGTCGATAACGACTTGCTCATCTATAGGTGGACGATTTCCGCCGATCACGGCGCGAGGGTTCTCGATTTCAGCCTCAGCCTTGATGCGCTGGACAATAGCCATGATGGTTCCTTTCTTAAAACGGGGTCGGCGCGGTGAGCGGGTTGATCCGCCGCATGGGATTGGCCTGCGGACTGTCGGGCGCGTTCTTCTTCGCCCACGCCTGCACTCCGCAGAGATATTGATGTTCAGCCTCATCGACCGGATCGGCGGCGCACTTGGGCCAGACGCGTTCCAGATCGATCGGCTCGCCATTGGCCTGCGCCTGCCACCTGTGACTGCGGTCCATTTCCTCGCCAGTCACAGGATCAAGCGGTGCACCATGCCAAATGCGGATACCGCAAAAGGCGGCGCCAGAGCGCAAGCGCATCCGGTAATATCCGGCAATCGGCTCATCGGGATCGAAGCCAACCGCGCGAAACTCGCTGCGTTGCGAATAGTCGAGACGCGCCCTCACCATGACATCCCCACAATCACCCCAATAAACAGGGCGCACAGAAGTATGGACGCCTTATCGAAGGCGGTAAGCGGGATGCAGATGCGGCCTTCGGGGACGGTCAGGGCTGCGTGGGCTTGGTGGAGGATGGTCATTAGAAGCCCTCCATCAGCCGGTCGCGGCGGCTCTGCGCCCGCCATTCCGCAGCCTCGATTTCCTCGGACGCCCAATCCTCCATGCACTCGGCAAGCAGGGCTTCGTCGTCATAGAAATGCTGCGGAATAGTCACCGACTTGTCGGCGCACTGGATCTCGACAATCTCGACGCTGGACGGTTCGGGCGGGTCGATACGATCGCCGCGATAGCCCTTGCTGCGCGAGTATGTGACGCGAACGTCCGCCTCAACTTCGCCACCCCGGCTATCGTGCCACAGGAGCGATGTTTTAAATGATCCGCGCCCGCTCATGGCTTCACCGGCAGGGCATCGACCGCATCGCGGAAGCTGGCGGGCGCGGCGTTATGCTCGCGGATGAGGTTCAGCACGGCCTCTTTGCATTCTGCTGCGGTCTTGAGGACAGGCTTTTCGAGTTTAGCCTGCTCGACCTTGGCGAGCATCTTCTCGACCGCCCCGGCTAGCGTCGAATCCGCGCCATGGCAGAACTTGTCGCGAGCACAGTCCCCTTTAGGGTAGTAGCTACTCGCACTGAACCGATCGCCATCAACTCGCGCACTGAAACCCATTTCCAGCGGAACGATTGAAGAAATAAAATCCTGCGCGACCTGCGCCTTGTCGATGGTATCAACCATGTTCAATCTCCTTCAATTGCCGACGAAGACGCGGCAGGGTTAAAAGTGCGCTCATGGAGCGTTCGAATTGCTGCACCTGGCTGCGTGGAAGCGGATTGCTCAGGCGGATGAACTTGCGGGCTTCTTCCTGCGCGGCGGCAAGCTGGCGGGCGATCTCGCCCTTACGCTCAAGCCGCTGACACTCTTCCCGATCCGCGACGTGCTGGCAGTGGTCGCCGTCGAAATAACTAGCCTCGGCGTAGAGGGTCACAGTCCCAACCCTCCCAGGATCATCCCGATCACCAGCGCGCACAGCGAAAGCGTGACAGCCTCGGTCACCGTAAGGCGGATGCTGGACCAGCCTTCGGGGTCGGTCAGGCGATCAGCGATGTTATGGATTGCGCCCTGCGCCATGCTTCATCTCCGTCTGAGCCGGTGGCTCGTTGATGGGGATGGTATGTGCGATTATCGGAAGTTTCGCAAGCACTAAATTGCGATTATCGGATTTTCCTCGCACCGCCCGAATCACCTGCTATAAGCGACGCGCACCCGCCACGCACAAAAAGCCCACCAGGGTAGACTCAGCGCCTTCCGCGCCCCATCATCATTACGGGAGGGGAATCATGCTCAGATTGCTTGCTATACCGCTGTTGCTGCTGGCTGGATCGGCGGTGCCTACGCCGTGTGCCTACGGGCAAACCTGCTGCAAAGTCTGCAAAGCGGGCAAAGCCTGCGGGAATACCTGCATCGCGCGGGACAAGGTGTGTCGAACGGGCGGCGGTTGTGCGTGCGATGGGTAAGGGTAACAAAAAAGGGCGAGCCGAAGCCCGCCCCTTCCTTTTGCAGTGGCGCGATCAGCGCTTGCCGGTGTTGACCTCTGAAACGCGGCCCTGGTTCAGCCCAAGGTCCGCCGCGATGTCGTGCTGGAACTCGCCCAGCGCCAGCCTGCGGCGAATTTCCGCGATTATTTCAGGCGTCAATTTAGCGCGCGATCGGCGCGGCCTGTCGTAAGCCATCTTCAATTCTCCCTTGATGGCAAATTCTGACGATTGACGAAGGGCTCCCAGCAGTGCATTTTGCAGCTATCGGGTTTCTCCCATCGCGCGTTTCAGAACCAGTTTCCGCGCGGTGATCCCGATCAGAAGGCTCGGTGTTGGTAGCACCGGGCCTTCGTCATTTCGGGAATGTCAGAGCGCAGGATTCCCGCGAAATCGAATCTTTGCAAGGGGGTATATGACAGGTTGAAGACTCGGGTTGTCCCCGTCCTGACTCTGTTTGTCGCACGTTGCAGTCGGCTTATCGGCGCAACTAACGGGCTTCTCTTGGGTGCAGAAATAAAAAGAGGGATCATAGGCGAGCAAAAATAAATATGGCTTGTCACAAAAAAGCCCGCCTCCGTGGGGAAGCGGGCAAAAGAAAACCCCGCCGGGTGGGGCGGGGCGTGGGGGTTAATGCGTAGGCGCAGGCAATAGGCGCGGAAGATAGGTCAACGCCGCTGGGTCGCGCTCCGCGAAATAAGCCGCCGCCCTCTGAGGAAGCCACACCTCTCGGAAGTGGCGGCGGAAATGATGGAGAAGGTTCTCCGGGTAGGCCTTCGCTTGGACAGGCTGACGCTGATCCTCAAATGTGTGCCAATATGTCGGCATTGCTTTGGTGTCGACACCATGCTCATCCCGCAGGAACTTTGCGAACATTAGCCCGGACGAAATGTCAGGCCAGAGCTTTTCAGGGATCCGGTAGCCCAACGCTTCCATAGGCGCGATTAGGCATAGCGTAAGCTCTGTCAGGATCGAGAAATGGCCGGCGGGGACGTTCCCCTGATTTGCGATATAGCGCCGCAGATGGAAAGGCAGCTCAGCGGGACGATGCGGGGCGCCGTTGCCCGACATCCAATCGAACACCCATTGCGACACCTGAACCGCGAACGTCGGTGAAAGCCATTGAGCTAGGTTGATTGCGATCTGGGGATGAACCCATGTCCCCTGCAATTCTGGATTTCCGCCAACAAGTGATTGAATTAGTTCCGCTATCGGTATTCCGAGGGCGGAAGAAAGTTCTGCCGCAAAGGCCTTGGCAGTCTGACCTTCCCAATATCGGCTCCATGGCCGACCAGCAGCCTTGCACATCGCTGTAGCATTGATGTAGCCATCCGCCGCGCGCTGCTGGATTAATGATCCTTGGTAGGTATGGGGGACAAGCGCGAGTTGATATTGGCCGGCGCTATGCTGGGTGGGCGACAAGCTCATATAAAGAAAACTCCAAGTAGGTCAGCTTGGAGGCCTTGACGATAGAGCTACAAAAGCACATACGCGTGGATACAGACATCGACCGGGCCTCCTAAGCATCGGTTGCGAAACGCCAGCGGAGAACCTTCCAAAGTTCCGCTGGCGTTCTTGTTATAGTCTGATTCCGTTCCCCGGCAAGCATCTCGTTACGATGGGTTAACCACCTATCCCATCGCCCGCGAAAACATCAGCGGGGAAGCCTAATCGTAGGGATACCGCGCAAAGAAATGCGTAGGTATCGCCCCCTTCTCCCTAAATTCTCCGCTCTCGCACCAGAACCCGGCCCGCTGCTCGCCTTCATTCAGCGCCTTCACATTGGCGTTCATGATCTGCGAAACCATGATGCAATTGTTGAGATTGAAAGGCGGCTTTTCGGCCGCGCTGAATGTCGCGAACTGGACCCGGAGAGCAGGGTCGAACGGTGAGTTGCGATAAAGGGTGACGACATCGCCCTTGGCTTCGTTACATCCCACCAGCGCAAGCCCCGCCAGCAATATCCCTGCCCTCATCAAATCCCCCACTTATCCACAGCAATCTTGGCCCGCCCTAGTCATAAATCTCATCCGGCCACCAGTCCGCATCTTCGGACCCCGGAGGCGGCCAGTCTGCGGCGCGCGAGTCGGCATGCTCCGGCAAGACAGGCTCGGTCCCGTCGAGGTGGGCGCGGATCGTCGCGCCCCATTTGTCTGCTTGTTGGAAGATCGCGTTCACGCCATGCCGGCGCATGGCCGTGTGTATCATCTGGCAGCGTTCGGCGCGGATATAGCCGATCTGGATATGGCGGTCGCTATAAACGGCGATGGCCTGCTTGTCCGCGATGTTCTTGGGTTCCGGCACCAGATGGACAGGCTCGCCGGGGATACACATCGCTATCTCAAAGCGGCGTGTCGGGCCTTTCTTGTTGGGATGATCGGCCCCGACGACTGCTAGGGAGAGGTGGCGCACTTATTCCCTGCGGATTTGCCAGCGCAGATAAAAACGAAGGTAAGGATCAACCAGATTGACCTCACGGGTGTCTTCTACCCAGTCAATCGCTGCTTCCTTTCCAAATTCACGGGAGAGCCTCGCCAGATGCTTCAAGGCTGACGTAATTTCGTGCTTCTGCGGCACTTGTTCTAGCAGAAGATTGTTGAGCTCAGACCTTAGCTCATCATAAGCAACCACGGATTTTGGTCCAGTCGCGGCTAACGCGAGCAAGATAGCTTGGTAAATATCGGCTGATTCGCCGTTTTTCATAGGTCTTTTTGCTCTGGCTTTCCTGATCTGAGGCCCGGCCGACAATTTCTGATAAATTGGCAGGCCAGCGTCCGTTGAGATGCGCCTGAACATTTCCTCCATCGAATAATTCGGCAAAAGAGCTTGGCGCGCGAGCAAAGGGGTCTGTTCTATGTTGTTGTCAAAGCACATTTCCCAACAGAACTTCTGCATCAGGAACGGACTTTCCTGAGCTTCCTCGCAGAGCCGGTCGATAACCGGTTCATCCACCTGCAACCTCAACTCATCGAATCCTTGAAGTGGAACCTTTCTCAGATCATTTTGTGACCAGTGAGGCAAAGAAATAGCTGTGAAACGTCCCGTCAGTTCCGCCTCTGCCTTGATTGCGTCAAAGACACGATGGCTGACTGACAGCAGTATAACCTTTAGCCCGGTAAAAACTGCTCCTTTAACATTCCTCATGACCGTCCGGCGATCATCTTCTGGCAGATAATGAAAATCGTCAATGACGAGCATTATTTTGTCGCGTTGCATCAATGAGAGCGCGGCGGCCATGGAATCTACACGAAACACTTTAGTTCTATTTTTTGATTGTAGCCGAGAGCCGCTAGCAGTCGTTATGAACGGAACAGAACCAGAGCCAGTTAAAGATGTTTCGCTACCTGATTCCTCTTGGAATTCGTAAGGAATAGTCAGCTCAGAAGCCACCTTGTCCCAAAAATCAGTTGCGCTTGCTACTTGGCCGCCGTCAATCCAGACATATTCGCGCTCGCCTAACGTCCTCTTACATAAAACCGTCTTGCCGGTCTTTGTAGGTCCAGAAAGCGAGACGATCTGATTGGGTGTTGCGACCGCGCGGGCGAATGAGCGTTCAATGTGTTCTTCTTCGCGTTGGACATACGTAACAGTCGGCTGCCCACCAGCCACGAAAACTTCATCACGATGCATCTGCCACCCCCGATTACGCGCCGCGCGCGCCGCTATCATTTTGTGCGCGCCGCGCGCGCCGCTATCATTTTGTGCGCGCCGCGCGCCCTACATCTTCCGCACGACACCCACGACGCAGACCGTCATCGCCCTCAATGCCTCCGCGCCGACCAGATGACCCGGCCTCTCATAGCTCTCGCCCAAACCAGACTGCCCGCCCGTGGATGCGTAATTCGTCAGCGTCAACCTCGAAGTCCTCGCCCCCGGCCAGCTTGTTATCTGACGAGATAAGGATGCGCCCCTGTCCAGCCGCTCGCAAGCGCTTCAACCCGTGCGCGCCCCAATGGTCGATCCAGTAAATGCCGTGCATGCGGGAAAGCGTCTTTTCGGAAGTGTCGATGAGCACCCGATCGCCAGTGCGAAGGGTGGGCTCCATACTGTCCCCAACCCCTTTGACCTGGCGTAGCATTTGGAATGGCGAGCGTGTGATGATCCGCAGAAGCCCCATGTCCCACTTGACCGGCTCTTCTTCGACCAAATCCTCGATCAACGTTCCCGGCCCCATGGAGAGGGATAAGTCGAGCGAGATGATTTCCACCGTGCCGTCATCAACCGACGCATTGCGGGTGGGCATCCGATCCGGGGCATCTCGAATGTTTAGAGGCCTCTTGCTCTGAGACTTCGCCTCAAGCTCCAATGCAGATAACCAATCCCTCGCAGCCAGCAATTCCGGACCTTTAAACTGGCGTTCGCCAACCTTGGTTTTGGAGATTTTATTCTCCTCCAAACCGAGCGCTGCCGCCAACTCCCGCTGCTTCAATCCAAGCGCATCAAGCCGCCGGAAAATGTCGGCCGCTTCAGGCTTGAGATTTGCATAGGGGTCCATTGGCCTATTGAACGATAACTTCCGACTATCGCAATCGCGATTATCGGAACTTTCCACTTGCGATGAACTTCCGATTATCGCATACATTGGTACATGAACACCGAAGCTGATCGCATCATTGACGGCTTGGGCGGCACGAGCGCCGTTGCAAAGCTGATCCAAGCGCCAACCTCAACCGTCCATAGTTGGCGAAGGATCGGCATTCCCGCCTCGCGCATGGCGCACCTGAAATTGGCCGCCAGACATGCCAAGAAGGTTTGGCCCGTCGAAGCAGCCCGCCCCACCAAGGACACGGAGAGGGCGGCTTGAGCGGGCGCAAAGTCAGCAACGCCGCTGATGATGCGGTCGCTGTGATTGACGCGTTCATTCAGGCCCATCATGCAGCAGCGATCCCGGCACTAATCGGCGCTGCTGTCATGTGGGCCGTGGATAACGGCGGTGCCGATGTCGTCAAAGGCTCGCTTCGCAATGCGATTAAGCTGGCCGACGCGATGAGCGCCGCTCGGAAAGCGGGTGCCGCATGACCCCGCTGCAAGACGAGATCACCCGCAAGGTTCAAGCTGGCCTTGATCGCCTCAAGGCTCGGCCAGTCCTTGCCGCACAACCGCGAGAAGGCCGGTCGCCCCGCATCCGCACGAGCCATTTCCAGCCTCGCGCCACTCTCGCCTTCTGGTGGGGCATCGTCGGCATGTTGTTGGGGAGGGGGTAGATGGCTGTGAACCACGCCTGGCAGGAAAAAACAGTCTTGGCGCGGCTTGAGAAGGCTGCTGCCAATAACCTGCCGTGCCCCTCCAACAACGAATTGGCCGAACTTCTGGATGCTGCTTCGGTATCCACGCCTGTCAATGTTCTGGCCCGTCTCCAGCAAAAAGGGACGATCCAGATTGAGCGGTTCGCGACCAGCAGGATCGTTACGATTTGCGCGACCGGCAAGTCCACTTATGGAGACCGGAGCAAAGCAGCGCATTGGCGTGTGACAGGGGCTAAGAATCCCGGAGCCTATACCGGACGAGGCCGCACGCCTTCCAGAGTTCCCGCTGTCATTCGCAAGGCGGGCCGCACAGATGAGAGCACACTCACATTCGTGAGCCGCGATCCTTGCCCTCGCTGCGGCGTTAGGCGCGATATCGGATGCCGGCATGTCAGCGCTCCCCTCTCGATGGGAGCATTTTAACCCATGCACCACCCGCAAAGCAGCCTCCCCGATACGAACGCAGTCCTCCGCGACCTCAATCGCGCGAAAGTCGCTTTCCAGATGCGCGCGCTCGCCACCGCCATCGGCTGTTCCTCCATCATCCGCGACGTGGACGGCGATGGCCTCATGCTCACGGTCGAGCCACTTCAATTCGTCCAGCCTGTCGGGTCGCCCGCAGGTGGCGCCGGGCACAGCCACAATCCGGCCCGGTGCGGTTCTGATTTCCTCCTTCATAGCGGAGATGAATAATGTTGCGAAGCAGCAATGTCTTGCCGCGCCCAATCGCGCTCACACAAACTTCTATGCAGAACGCCGTCGCCAGCATCGTGAAGGGCATCCAGTCCGACACTGGTGAAAGCGATCAGGATACGGCGGATCGCCTTGGCGTTTCGGCGGGCACTATCGCCAATGCCCGCAATGGCAAGGCGTCCTTGTCCATGCTGACCGTCATGAAGATTGGTGAGGTCTACGGCCTCGACCGTCTCGCGCCCCTGTTCCACCTGATCGGCGGCAAGCTCGCTCCTGAGGCGGCGGTCTGCACGTCTGACCGCGATTTACCAATCGGCGCGGCACGAGGGCAGATGTTCCTTGCTGAAGCACTGGCGGACAACCGGATCGACGATAGCGAACTGGCGAACGGCGCTGAGGATATCGAAGCGGCGGGGCAGGTGTTCGATGCGCTGCGCTATCGGCTGAACGTCCTTCGCGCGTCGGGGATCATCGTTACTCGCATGGGAGGGCGGTGATGCGCGTTGAAATTATCGGCAACGCCACGCTTTATCTGGGGGACGCGCGTGAACCTGATATTCTGGGGCAGATACTTGCCGACCAGAAGCCGGTCTGCCTGTTGTCTGATCCGCCGTTCGGCATTGGCTACAAGAGTGGACACGCCACCGATGCGCTTTGGGTAGGCGGGCGCACCATCGCCAATGATGAGAACTGCGAGGCACGGGATACGATAGCCTGCTTCTTTTCGCACCTGCCGATGCTCATGTTCGGCTCGCGCAAAGCTGCGCTGCCGCCTCATCATCGCATGACGCTGATCTGGGACAAAGGCCCCGCGCTCGGGATGGGCGATTTGCGCCTGCCATGGAAGCCGACCACGGAAGAAATCTACGTGATGGGCAGCGCCGCCGAGTTCGTGGGAACGCGTGACAAAGGCGCAGTTGTATATCATCCCCCGGTGCAATCCATGGCGAAGAATGGGCGCCAGCACCCGAACGAGAAGCCGGTGGGACTGCTGCTCAATCTCCTGCAGAGCCTACCCGCTGGCATGACTCTAGATCCGTTCATGGGAAGTGGCAGCACGGGCGTTGCTTGCATGAAAGAGGGGCGCCCTTTCGTTGGCGTCGAGATCGAACGTGCCTATTTCGACATCGCCTGCAAGCGCATCGAGGATGCCCAGCGGCAAGGCGACTTCTTCACGGAGGCCGCCGCATGAACACGGAAACCGCCCTCAAGGAAGCCGGACGGAAGGCGCGGACGCACATAACCGCCCGCGAACGTGATGAGATCGTGAAGATGCTCCGCACGCTCCCTATCGCTGAGGTCAAGGACAGGACGCGCCGATCCTACGGGACGCTCTGCAAGATCGCGGAGGTGTCGCTGTGAAGCGCATCCGCCAATGGCTCGCCTGTCGCAGGCTCGCAAAGCTCTGCAAGGCCAATGTCGCCCGCCTCCAGTCCGCGCCTGCTCGCGATAGCTGGGGAAGGTTCATTCGACAGACTTGAGAAATTCGCCGGGGCGTTTTGGGCCGCGCCCCGATCACCGCGAGACACGGCCCGTCCTACGCAAGGAGCATTATAGAATGGAAGATTATGATGTGCAAACCGGGGAAATCCTTCCCCCCGCCGCCGATGGCAGGCCACTGCGCCCTGCCGCCAGCACGTTCGGGCAGTTCATCGGTTTTCTGGAAGACGGCCAGTTCGACGCCGATGTCGCCATCGCTCTGAAAGACATGGCCGCCGAGTTGCAGGACATAGCCGCACAGCAGGGTTCAGCCAAGGGCAAGCTGACGGTGGAGATCGACTTCAAGGTCGAGAATGCCATGTTCATGATCGCGGCCAAACACAAGATCAAGCTGCCCGATCCGGTTCGGCCCAAGTCGGTCGCATGGACCACAGAGGATAACCGCTTCACCCCGCACAAACCCAACCAGGGCCAGCTTTTCGGGGTCCGCGACGTGACGCCGCGCGGTGGCCTGCGTGACGCGAACTAAGGGAGGGAAAATCATGGAAGATCAAGGCATCATCAAAGACGCGCGCTCGCTGGTCGAGGATTACATCGCGCCGACCATCGAGACGATGGAGGAACCGGGAACGGGCGTTAAGGCACCTGTCGAGATCGGCAAGGATGGCGTTGCCGCAATTCCATCCACCATCTTCGACGACTACCGCGCCAAGCCTGCGCGCCGGAAGGGAACTGCGACCCTGACCGATCTGGACAGCCTGATCGGGCACGTCAACCGCTTCAAGGATGACGATACGGTTCTGTTCGCCAGCGACAATCGATCGTCGCCTTCGATCACCGCCGTGCTGGACTATCACCGCGCAGGCGCCGATGCCGATCCACGGTTCGGTCAGCATCGTGCGCGCTTCGCTTTCCCGCTCTCCGATGAATGGACAGCATGGAACGCGGGCAACAAGAAGCCGCTCCGCATGATCGAATTTGCTGCGTTCCTTGAAGATCGCATCATCGACGTTCTGGATGATGGCGGCGAACTGCCTGACGATATGGCGCGCTTCGTCAAGGCAATCGGTGGCAATATTGCCAGCCCGACAAAGCTGATGGAAATTGCTGTCGGCCTTAAGGTCAATGAGAAGTCGGCGGTGGGCGAGACGGTCAATCTGTCCAGCGGCGAGGGCGAGATCAGCTTCGTCTCGCAGCATACCGATGGCGCTGGCAAGCCGCTCAAGGTTCCGAACCTGTTCCTGATCGGCATTCCCGTTTTCAAGAACGGACCGGCCTATCGGATAGCTGTTCGCCTTCGGTATCGGAAATCCGATGGCGGATTGTCCTTCTGGTATGAAATGTGGCGCGAGGACCGCGTTTTCGATGACGCCTTCCGTGAAGCTGTCGAGCGCGCCAAGGAAGAAACCGGCCTGCCCGTCCTGATGGGGACGCCGGAAGCCTGATATGCTGACTTTCACAGTCCCCGGCACGCCCGTAGCGAAAGGTCGTCCCCGTCTCTCGACGCGGGGCGGCTTCGCGCGCGCCTACACACCGGCGCGTACCGTGGCCTATGAGGGGCTGATTGCCTTAGCCGCGCAGGATGAGATGGCTGGCCGGGGACTGTTGGAAGGCCCGCTGTCACTCTCAGTCATCGCCACTTTCCAGATCCCCGCAAGCTGGTCGAAGAAGAAGGCGGCTTCCGCATCATGGCACACCGGAAAGCCTGATGGAGACAATCTGCTCAAAGCGGTTGGTGACGGCCTCAACGGCGTCGTCTGGAAGGACGACAGCCAGGTCGCGAGCGCGAAGATCATCAAGCGGTATGGCGAAGTGCCGGGACTGCTTGTGGAGGTCGTGCAGCTATGAGCGCCAGACCGATCGGAGAGATACTGCCAGGCATCATCGAGCGCTGCGCCGAGATGGTCGGCATCCAATACATCCTGTCCAAGATGGACACGGACCATGAGCGCAAGGCGTTCATTCTGGACTGCCACACGCACGAACTAATTGATGACGAGCAGTGCGCTCTCCTCATCACTGCACACATGTTGGAGGACGCATAATGGCGCGCATACGTTCAGTGCATCCGGGCCTTTGGACTGACGAAGCCAAGTGCACGCGCCTAGGCGTCACGCACATCTATGTCATTCAAGAGGGCGATAAAGGGCCGTGCAAGGTCGGTATCTCCCGCAACGCATTTTGGCGCAGGCAGGATTTGCAATCGGGCAATCACCGCCCTCTGCACCTTCGCGCCCTGTTCGCTGCCGATGATCGCGGCCATGCGCTAGTCGTGGAAGCATCGGCGTTCACTCACTTCTCAGGCTCGTATCTCTCAGGCGAATGGCTCGACCTTTCCCCCGATGTGATCGCCTCATTCATCGAAGAGGAATTCACCCGTGGCTAGGATTAGGTCTATTCACCCCGGATTCTTCACGGATGAAGAGCTTGTTTGTGTCAGCATGGCAGCGCGCCTGCTGTTCCTTGGGCTTGGCGTAGAGGCCGACGACAAGGGCGTTTTCGAGTGGAAGCCGCTCACCATAAAGATGAAAATCTTCCCGGCTGACAATCTGGATGTTGACGTCCTTCTTTCCGAATTACTCCACGCCAACGCTATCCGCCGCTATGAAATTGACGGTCGCAGCTTTGGTGCAATTCGGAATTTCCGCAAGTTCCAGAGACCCAAGACCCCCAACGACATCCACCCATCCTCACCTGAAATCCGCATTTATGTCGGGTTAGATAATCCCATTTCCGAAACACTTCCCCAATCCGGGGGAAACGCTTCCGAAATTCGTCCGCAGATGGAGGATGGAGGAGATAAGATGGAGGAGGAAGGAGAGAAAGAAAGAAAGGGTAAGGGCGCGTCCGCTGCGCGAACGCCAGCGCCTGAGTATGCTTTCTCCGGCAAGGTGATCCACCTGACCAAGCAGGATTTCGATAATTGGCGGGTCGCCTACCATGCAATCCCCGATTTCCGCGCGGAACTGTTGTCGCTGGATAGTTGGCTCAGTGGCCAGCCAGCCGAGAAACGGAAGGGCTGGTTCCACGTCACCAGCGGGTCACTTAACCGCAAGCATCAGGAGCTTTTGCGGGAGGACCGCAAGACCGGCAAGCGAACGGTCGATCCTGAAATGCCGGAACACTGCTGATGGACGCGGCCCTCCACCTCTCCGCAATCGGCATCAGGCTGACCAGCTACGCCAACGGCGAGCACACCAGCACCTGCCCCGAATGTTCGCCCCATCGGAAAAAGAAGAAATTGCGCTGCCTGTCAGTGCTGATCGACGCCGATGGATACTGCTTTTTTTGCCACCACTGCCAATTTTCTGGAGGTTCCCGTGGAACTCAAGACGCCGCACAGAGACTGGCTCGACCAGCGCGCAATCGACCCGGCACTGGCCGAAAAATTCGGTCTGCATACCGTCCAGAAGGGCGGGAAGAACTGGCTTGCGGTGCCATACGTCGAGAACGGCAAGACCGTGAACCACAAGTATCGCGTCATCTCGGACAAGTCGCTCCAGCTTATGGACACGGACGCGCCGCTGGTGCTGCTGAACCACGACTGCCTGCTGGACGAATCTCTCGCCAATCAGCCCCTGATCATCACGGAGGGGGAATGGGACTTCCTGGCGATCCTGACCGCTGGCAAGCGCCGGGTCGTGTCCGTCCCGAACGGCGCACCGAAGCAGGCCAGCGATGATCAGCAGCTAACCGAAGGCGCGCGCTATTCGTGGTTCTGGCGGCACGAAGCCGCACTGTCCAAAGTGAGGCAGGTCATCCTCGCGGTCGATAATGACGAGGCGGGCAAGGCTCTCGCGGCGGACCTTTGCCGCCTGTTCGGCCCTGAGCGGTGCATGTTCGTGGAATATCCCGAGCACTGCAAGGATGCGAACGATGTAGCGGTGCATCACAGTCATCAGCGGCTGTTGGAAATGCTCGACAGTGCCCGCCCCTATCCGGTCAAGGGACTGTATGCAGCAAGGGATTTCCCCGAGCAGCCCGCCTATACCTGCTATCCCACCGGCGTGGCCGAAGTGGACGAACTGTTTCAGGTCGTGCCACGGACGTTCACGGTCGTCAGCGGGTATGCCGGACAAGGCAAGACCAGTTTCCTGATGTGGCTTCTGGCCAACCTGATCCGCCGACAGGTTCATGTGACGATCGCCAGTTTCGAGACGGACATCAAACCGATATTCATCCGGAAGTTGCGTGCTGCCCTGATCATGGCAGGGGAATTTTCACGCCACAGCCGCGAGGACATGGAATGGGCTGATGGGCTGATCGACCGATACACCGCCTTCATCTCGCACTCTCCCTATGACGACGATGACAGCCTGGGTGTTGAGGAAGTTCTGGAACTTGGCAGGGCAAGCGTCATCCGCAACGGAACCCGCCTGCTGCTGATCGATCCATGGAACGAGATCGACCACAAGCGCCGCTCCGACGAGACGGAAACGGATTACACCGGGCGCGCCATCCGCATGATGAAGCGCTTCGCCAAGCAGAACGATGTTGCGGTCTGGATCATCGCGCACCCAGCCAAGCCTTTCCCCGGCAAGGC